ACGGAGGTGCCGATGACCTTATCAACGGTCAGAGCGCCACGGTAGCCCAACAGCCGGGCGCCTTCAGCCACGACAGGCGAAATGCCGGTCAGGATGATCTTGTCGGAATACGAGACGTAGTCAACGTACTGTGACAAGGTAATGGTGCCGGTTGAGTTCGTCAGCGCAACGCCGGCGGACTGGGGCTGTCCGTCAGTGGCCGCCGTGGTGTTTGCGGCCAGCTTGACGTAACCGAAAATCTGCATCGCCACACCGGACTTATCCGGCATGGGTTTCTGCTCAATGCAGTCATAGAGGTGGAGGTTGTTACGCAGTTCCATTACTGCCACGCGGTCGTAGTAGACCGTGGGGTAGTTAGCCTGGGTTGTGTGCGTAACTGATGCAACCGTCGGCAAAGCCCACTTACCAAATGCCGGGGCAATGAAGAGGTTGAACAGTAACTGAAAAATCTGAAACATGGGATTCACTCTTTGAAGTGAAATCGCGGTCAGTTAGGCCCTCACGGCGCCTTGACCACTCCCATTACGCTTCGTGCTATCGGCACTATGCGGTTTGAAAGGTGGGGTACTGGTATACCGAAGGTAGACAATTCGCCTGCTTCGTAAACCGAAAGTTTTTAGAGTCCGCGTGCTTGGCGGTTAATCAAGAATTCAAGTTCGTCGAGGGGCATCTCTCGCGCCTTTTTCTCCCAATCTTCCGGGGGTGGAGGCGGAGAAGCTGAAGCTACAGCTGTGGAGCGGGTGGAGAGGCCGGAGGAGCGGCGCTGGAGCGGCGCTGGAGCCGGGGTAACCGGTGCCACTACGGCAGCCGGGGCGGGCTTCTCTTGGAGCAGGCCTTCCGCCTTGAGGGACTGATAGGCCCGGTCGATGTCGGCCGGCGTTGGAACGCCCTGGACGCCGTTGTAGGCCATCTCTTTCCAAAGGCGCTTGCCGTTGGTTGCAACGGCGTAGTAGTCCGGATTGGCTTCAACCCACGCGGTTGTTACGGCGTTGATGTCGCTCTGCCGCTTGAGGTCTTCGGCGGCCTTGAGGCGGGGGTCGTTTGCAAGCCTACGCTCAACGGCTTCGTTAAGAACTAGGTCCGGCTCGGTCTGTAACCGCTGAGAGAGGACGTATCGCTCGTCGGTAGTAAGAGCTGCTTTCTTTTCGACCTCGGCCTTGATCTGCTGATTCTGTTCGCGGATCTTGCGGTTGGCGTGAACCTTGGCTTCTCGGAGCTGGCGGTAGGCATCGCGTTCGCGGGTGATGCTGTCGGGGCCGTGGCCGTAATAGACTTCCTCGCCGTCGGTTTCGAGGCGATGGACGAGTTCGCCGTTGTGAACTACGTCGTTGGGGTCGAGTTCCTCTTCCGGCTCTCCGTCAGCTTGAGGCTCTGGGGTCGGTGGGGCTTGTAACGAAACCCCCTCTTCCGGGGGGTTTTGTGCAGCGAAGGTGCCGTCCGGATTACGGGGCTGCTCTACGGGAACAAAGGCCGGTTGGCCTTGGGACAACTCAATGAGTTGTTCCATAGTGAGTTTATCGGTGTCTTCCATGATTTCTCCTTGGAGCAATCCCGCTCCTAGTTAAGGAATTTGCAATTCCGTCCATATAAAATTGTGATGGCGAAGGGGCCTATGTAGCCTATGAAGCAATATCCATTCCAACAAGCCCGAGGGCGAGACCAATACGGCCAGCCGTGACGACGAAACCACACCCGTTTGGATAGAAACATAGGGCTAGTCAATTACTACAGGCCTAAATTCGCAGTTGGCTTCAACGAACTGATGAGCGTTGAGGCGATCTAAGAAGCCTTGCCGGACTTCGCGGGCCGCGGTTATCTTTCGGAAGCCGGCTACGGCCATCTCGTCGGACTTGAAAGGGCCGTTGTAGGCTTCCTGCTCAATCGCGGAGACGGTGTCGTCGAGAATGCGGAGGACGTAAGCCCAACCCGGCGTTCTAATGGTGTTTATGAGCGTGGCCTTTTCGGCGGCGATGAGGGCTAAGCGGTCGGGCATTAGTCAGTGGACCTTTGGATGGCGTCCTCGGGGGGTTTGGCGGATTCATTGAGGGCGTGCTTGATGACCTCGACGCCGGACTTCATAAAGCCCGTAGCCTCTATCTGCTGGAGAACGTCTTGGTTCTTCTGGGACTCAAGCTGCGATTGTGCCGCGGCTTGGGCCTGGACTTTGCCGGCCTGAGAGCCGCCGGTGGTCATTTGCATGTATTGCTGAACCTCTTGGGGCGTGGCCGGAACAATCAAGGAGTCCACATCCCAGCCGGTGAGATTGAGGGCTTCGTCGAGTAGCTCGGCGTAATTGAATTTCATGTTCTGGGAGGCCAACGAAGTTTGAACCGGCGCGGCCTGCACTAGCTGTAAGATCATAGGTAACAGTTGAGCCGCGGCTCGGCGGGAAGCTAGCTTTGTGGAGCTGAGGACCTGTACTCTACAGCCCCCGTTGTAAAGGTCGAGGATATCGCCCTGATAGGCTTTGCCGTCTACGTCGGAGAGGATCTTGTTGATGTCGTCGGGCTGGAGGTTGTCTTTGCAGACTTCGAGGAAGGCCTCAAGCGCGGGAATGAAGATCATATCCGCAAAGATTTCGATGCAGTATTGGAGCTTGTCAACAACGCCTTGGTTGAAGCTATTGACGCCCTCGGCCGTTCGCATGGCCTGCGTCGGCATGTTATCACCGCCGTTCGAGCCGATGCGCTTGGCTAACCGCGCTTCCGAGGATTCAATGGCCTCTAAGGCCTCTTTCGTAACGGAAGCAACTTCGAGGGGGATGAGCTCGCCGGTTTCGTTGATTACCTTGCCGGGGGAGATCGGAATATTCTGCGTGCCGGGCCCCAACCCCTTTTTGAGCTGGAAGGAGGGGTTCATAATGAGGGCCAAGACATCCACCATTTTGTTCATCACGCCGGTTTGTAGTCTTTGCTCGCCGGCGCCTAATTTGGAGATGCCGAAGCCATACATAGAGCCCAAAACATCTACGAAGGCGCAAGAAAGGAAGTTTTTCTTGTCGAAGTCGTTCCCTTCGTTGCGGATTACGATTTTCCGTTGCAGAACGGTGATGATGTTGTCGTCGGTGACGTACTCTAGGAGCTCTAGGGGCTGGCCGAGGGGGTCTACCGTGGATTCTTGCTTCTGCGGAAGGGCTTGGAGGTCGCGGTTAGTCGTGAACTTCGATTCCTGTAGGGAATCTTCGGTGGGCTCGTCCTTACGGGCTAATATCTCGGCTAATTCGGCGCGGGAGGGGATGTTTTTATATGACGGATCGTCCCGCATTTCGTCCAAGTCGTTAGCGGTAACGAAAACTTGGGCACAAACCCACTTCCCTTTCCGGCAATCCTGCTCTCGGAGGGAGGGGTCGAATAGAATGTTCCTAAGGTCAACCATTCCGATTGTCGGATGGCTGATTTCGTAGTCCTCGTGGGCCTTTTGGACTTTGCCGCCTTCGCGGACGTACTTCTTTTGGGTCCGGGTCTCGGTTTTCCAGCCCCATTTAACTGCGGTGAAGCCCTGAAGAAGCCATTGCTTTAGGGAACGGCGGATTTCTTCTTTGAATCCCGATTCCTGAACGGCCCAAAGGAGAACTTTCTCTTGGGCGCGGGCGGCTTCGGGGGTTGTTTTACCAAGGGGCTCGAGTAAGAAGGGCTGCCGGTCGGAAAAGAAGGCCAAGAAGCAAGTCGGCATGAGGCTCTCGACGGCTTCGAGGACGACGGGGATGGATAGGTTGGAGCGGGGGGTGTCGGAGCCTTCCCAGGGTTTGGAGGTTACGACGGCGCGGTATGTATTGTCGGCCGATTCCCACTGTTGTGGCTGCCGCTTGGAGTTGATGAAGGCCTCGGCAAGCTGCACGTCCTGCGTAACGATTTGGAGGGCGGTAATGTCGTCGAGTTCCTGGCCGGTAAAGGCAACCTGGTCGGCGCGGATCTGCTCTTGTGCTACTGTGGCGTTCTGCGCCGTCAATAATGCTTCAAATCCACTCATGATAGGTAATCTGATCCGCAGGTCTCAAGTTCTTCAGGGACAAAAGTTCGCTCTGCCAAGGCTGGCAGCGGCGTGGGGCGGGTGATGTAGTCCAATAGGCTTTGGACAGGACGGAACTCAAAGATGTTGCCGTTCATGGCGTAAAACTGGACCATCAGCGCGATGGTGTCGATTTCGTCGTCATGGCGACCGCGGTAGCCGGGCTGCCACTGACAGAACTGCTTAGCGAGTTCAGCCCAATTAGGGAGTCCGAGTAAAAAGAAAAGTTTGCCTGTTCTAAGCACGCCCTCCAAAGCGCCGATTCTAAGGTCTTTGGCATCGGGCTGATTGGAAACTTTGATGGGCTCGATTGGGACATTGATTCCCTTCCCCGCGGCGATGAGCTTGAGGTAGTCAATGAAATACTTTCCGGCGGCGGTGCCTTCTATTTCTACTCTCGTCGGACGATGACGGAGGACCATGTCGATTACGTTGTTAGCAATCGTGAAGGTCGAGTCCCACTGACCGGAGCGTATGTCGCATACGGCCATTTGGCCTTGGGCCTGGCGGCCGCAGACGATGACGGAATTGTCGGCGCCGCGGCCTTTGGAGGAGGCTAAGTCAATGAAGAGAACCGCGGCGCCTAGGCCGGGGATGTGCTGAGGCGGGACCGCCTTAATAGAGCGCATGAGTAACTCTTCGGTGAAGAGAGCGCGACCGGCGGCAATGGGGGTGTTGAGATATTGAAACGAGAAGGTGACCGGGTCGTCCTTCTCGATGCTGTCCAGAAGTTCGGGGGTGAAGCCTAAGACACGCCCATCGGCGGTTGTTACTTGCGGGAAGAGGACGCCCTTGGAGCGGTCGCCGTCTTTCCAGCAGTTCTTGATGGAGACGGCCCATTCAAGGCGTTCTGAATCGCGTTTGAGTTTATAGCCATATAGGTCACCGAATGAGTACCGGGTTCCTGTAGCTGTCTTGTATCCTCCAGGCTCCAGAAGAGGGGTGAGATGATTAAACTCTTCGATGAGGTTATCTTGGAGCTGTTGGTTCTTGTAGTTCTTTTCATTGACTAGATCGTCGAAGAACTCGAAGTCGTAGTGCTGGCCGGCCTTGTAAGACTTGGGGGAGGCGACAGTGACAGTGGCTTCCTTGAGGTGGGTCCGCTTACGAGCAGGAGATATAAAGTCATCCGCCTTGCCCAATCTAACCTTCGTCTTACAATGCCCTGGGAAAATCTGCGGGAGCTTGGATCGTTCGTTAGTGCCGTCGAAGTGGCTCTTGATTTCACGGAGGAGGCCTTTGGTATTCTTGACCGTGGATTGCATTATGACGATCCGGATATCCGGATACGCCAGAATGAGGTTGACGATGTAAAGAGCGACGGCCGAGGTTTTGTAGTGGCCGCGGGACCAGAGGATTAGGCGGCTCTTGAGTTCGGAAAGGTCAAAGAGCGGGAGGGCTTCGCCTAGCTTGTCGGACTCTTTGATGGCCGGGCCGATGGAGGCTAGGAGTTCGGGGCCGTGGGCGACCTCGTGGAAGTTATAGCCCAAGGCCTCCGAGAGGTACATCGGATCGAAGAGGCACTTACGTCTCTTGTCTAGGAGCGTTAGCTTAGCTATGGGCTTCGAGGTACTCTGCGGCGGCTCTAAGTTGAGCAGGGTTGTCATCCATATTTCCAATGGCGAAGTTGCACTTACCGCAAAGGATGCTGCGAGTCTTTCCCGTGGCGTGGTTGTGGTCTGTACACCAATTCGGACCGTTAGGCTCCGGCGACCTACAGATGGCACAGACGCGCCCTTGAGTGGTAAACATCAACTCCCACGCCTCTAAAGTCAGTCCGTACTGTCGGAGGGTTCGCGCCTTCCTTCGGTCGGGGGTCCAATAGGCCTTTCGATATGCAACTCGGCGGGCCTTGTCCCGATAACGATTTGCATCTTTATCTGGCAAGAGTTATCGCTTGCCCGCTTTGTGGGCTTTCAAAGCGTTCTGAAATGCAGCAATCGCAGCGCCCTTACCAGACTTCTTTTCAATTCTTTTAAAATTTCCAGAAGTCTTAGTACGGCCGAGGGCATGAACAGCGGCTCTCCCATGCGCCCCCTTTGGGGTAGTTCCTTTTACTGGCTTGCCGCTCAAGGCGTCTTTGAACATTGGAGTATCCTTTGGTATGGAATAGAAGGGGGATTATTTCGCGGGGCGGGGCATCTACGGTCTCATCAAGTTCAACTAGTGCTAGGTCCATTGGTCGCTCCTTGCGGGGCGGGTTCTAAGCAGGTATCTAAGTCTGCGTTACGGGCGGCTATGGCTTTGTTGCGTTCGTTGACGAAGGTCAAGAGTTCCTCGCCGGAGATGACGTTCTTAGAGACGAGGAAGTCGGCGAGGGTAATGAGGCCGGCCATTGCGCGATTGGCGGTTTCGACGAAGGGGGTGAAGGCCCTAGAGATTTCTTCGCGGGAAGGCTTGCCCTTGGGGTTAACGGCTTTGTCTTTAGCCTGGCTGTGCTGGTTTGCCATGTGGCTGTCCTTAGTGTCCGGCGTTAACGCCGTTAATTTTTTCGTAGCTGCGCATTCCCCCAAGACCGAGCATCCCCAAAAGCAAAGTCATCAACGTGCCCATATCGAGGGTCGGGAAAACAATAGGGTGGCCGGCAAGGTTTGCCGCCCAAGTAGCAAAGGGGGCAATGATGAATTGAGTAAAGAGACCCAAAGAACAACACCAACCAACCGACGGGCGCCAAGAGGAAACAAACCAGTTGGTATTGGAGGCTTCGGCTTTGTTGGTATCGAGCTGGCCTTGAATCTGTGCGGCGGCCTGGGCGGCTGCATCGCGGGCCATGCCAAGCTGAATCTCTTGTAGCTCGACTTGCTTTTGCAAGGCGATGTTCGGATCAATTTTGAAAAGGGAGATGATCTTGGCTACGCCGTCAGCGATGTTACCGCCCAGGGCGGAGGCGATTTGGTCAACGATTGGCATAAAAAATTGGAGCCGGCGATCCGATCGCTTTTCGCTGTCTCGCTAGAGACTGTCGGGCCGGCAACCCTTGTTAGCTCGCCGGTGCTGGGGCGGGCGGAAGCAGAGCCGAGACCGTGGCGTCAATAGCGGACACGGCGGCCGTGGCGGCGTCAACTTGGGATTGCGGAACGGAAGCGGCGTTCTGTGCAATCAAGCTGTTAACGTCGGTTGAGAGTTTTGAGATTGCGGAGTTAAGAGCATCTACAGACATTTTAATCTCCCTGAGGAGGTGTATTACATGCAGCGCGTTTGCCTCATCGGCTCGCTTCAATGGAAACCACATTACGCGCCTAGCTTCGCCCAGTCATAGGCGCCTTTGAGGTGGAGGGCTGCGTAAGCTAACATCGAACCCGCGCCGAGGCCGGTGTAGACTTCGGGGTTAGGAAGGCCGGCGAAGGCCCCTAATAGGCCGCAGGCTATCATCGGGAGGGAAAGCAAGAGGTTCGAGGTATAGAGCTGGAAGGCTGAGGGCTTGTTGCCAAACATGTCGCGGATGACGGCGTTGCCTTCGACGCCAAGGCCCTTGGCTATGCCACGGACTGTGTATCGGACATCCGTGACGGTCGCGGCCGCGAGTATGAGGAGGGCGGAGAGGAAGACGTAAATCAAGCAATCACCTCTAGGTCTTTGTCAGAGCCCGAGTCGATGAAGCAGCGGACGGCGTAGGGCATCACGATGCAGCCCTCAGAACTCAGCTCGGGGCGGACCTTGGCGGCGCCGTGGATGCGGAACAGGGAACGTCCGAACATCTCGTTACGGGGGTCGGGAAACAAATCCATTACGACCGGACCAAGATGCGGATGCTCATACGCTTTACCAATGTGATATCGACCTTGGGGAACGGGTCCTATCCCAAGAACGCACTGCATTGCAGAGTTGTTGCGGCCCGCGCCCTGTCCGGCCCAGCCGGTTCCGATGTAGGCGGCGTTGTTGGTGAGGCGGCCGGTGGATTGTTCATAAGTGTAAATAAGACACCGCCCGAGTCAAGAGTTCAACGGAGTCGCTTCAGAGCCCCATCCTGTACCGGCGGTCTTTCTCATTGGCTTCCCAGAGGCGTTGGGCGACCATGAGACCGGGCTGTCTAATAGCTGCGCGGTGCATCTCTAGGCACAGATGGCAATAGTCGGATTGGGTGTACTCGCTCATGCAGTCGGAGCAAGCACAGGCGGCAAATCGGACTTTGCAGTACTTACAAACGGGGCCGTCGGTCTTGGGGCTTGGGGGCTCCGTGGCTATGAGGTGCTCAGCCCACTCGACAAACTTGTTCACGGTAGGCCTTCTCTAGCAGCGTGAATCCCCAGATGTACGGGGCGAAGTTCCAAAGCCAACCACCGAGGTTCAAGAGCAGATCGCCTATGCTGTCGGTCTCGGATTGGAAGTCGAAGATGTCGGCCAGGAAGTTAAGGTGTGTCTTCGAGGTCATTACGCAATGGATGTCGTCGAGCATCCCGTTTGCGTCGGCGCCGAGCTTCGCTAGGTGCGCGGGGTTCAGGAGGACCGGGAAAGTGTCGTGGTTGGCCCAAAGAACGGCCTGGTTACTTAGGGCGCCTAATAGGATTAGGGCTATCGGTAGCGCCAGGATCCAAAGGCGGGAGGCTGTGAGGAGGTCTCGAAGGAGTTTCACGGAAGATCTCGTCCCATTGTTTTTGCGTAACCTTCGGCCCGCTCGTCGGGAGGGTGAAGGTCTTCTCTTGATACTTCATGTTTACCAACTCGACAATAGATAACTACCTTTGTTTGCCTCACCGAAAAGGGAGCAAAATCGCTACGAGGCGATTTAAGCCTCGGTGATCCTGGGGGAGGGGTAGAAGGTCGGCTAACGGCACAGAGGCCGATTCCCGACCTTCCACGGATTGAGGGTGTTCACCCTCTATACGGCTCGCCGGGGAGGCGGCGCCGGAGCCGTAAAGTCAATCGCGTTAGGTTGGACGTGACCCGCGAGCGTTCACCCTCGGCCAAGTCCGCCGTGAAGAGGTGCTTGGATTTGGTTAGAGGCCCAACCTAAACTTTAGGTCCGTAGACCATTGTTTTCTTGTGCTTGGCCCTTCCGAGGAGGCCGTATACCCGCCGCCCCAAAGCGGCGACTGCTGGCGGGTTCTCCAGATAGTCGGCGGCCTGCCGCAACAAATACGGATCATCCTCGAAATAGGCCAAACCTTTGTTGATGAACGGGCTCAGTAAGCCTCGGATCAAGCCGGTCTGGTGGTCGTGGTCGGTATGCAGTCGCGTGGCGCCTGGCAGGCGGCCGGAGATTGCACAGACCCCGTTTTGGTGGTTCAAAATCTGGTCGTAGTCGGCCTCGGTTAGCCGGTACAGGTCCCAGAGCCGTTTAGCTCGGGATGTGATCAGGGTGTCGAGGGGCATGTCTTGGGGAGGGTGCGGGGTACGTGTGGATAGCCAAAGGCGTCCTTTACGGGGACCCCGGCTTGTTTAATGATCCCTCATAGATGACGGATTAGTCTGTAAGTTGTTGATAATCGCTTTCCCTTAGTGGGTAAATGTCGCGACACGCCATACAGTAAACCCACTAGCTATAGGACCGTGTTGACCGGAAAGGACTTAAGTGCTATAGCGACATGCTAAACGACATGTCCCGCGACATTTGCGGTTGTTTGTTTTCAACAACTTGCCGATCCAATGTCGCGTCAATGTCGCGACATTTTGGCGACAATGTATAGCACTTCGGGATATACCTGGTAAGTCCTTTGCCCAGCCCCTCTAATGTTTCACCGAGCGGTGAAACTACCCCCCGGTAGCCCCTTCGAGCATATGCTTTCAGCCCCATTAGCACATTACGAACGGCTGGCCTTCCTAAACAGTGAAATCTGTACATGCCATGCCGGCCGGCCGCCCGGGGGAGTCTCGGGGGGACCTACCCCCGCCGATTTTCCTGAATCCGAAAAGCATTCCCTGCCCTCAAAACGTCAATCATAAGTGATAGATAACAGAGATAGTTACAGGCGGGGGTTTTGGGGTCAAAAGGCGAACGGAAGGAGGGGTAGGACGGTCGCAAGTGATTGATAACACACACGATACAGTTTGATAGAATGTCGTTTGTGATGGGACTTAGAGTAATATTTACACTATTCTCATGATGAGATTCGCCCGCATGACCACGCACGTTTAGGGCCATCTATTTGCATGAACTTTTCCGAATTATCTTGACACAATACGCAATGAGATGTATTCTCCATGACAGTACAGGAGAACAAAACAATGAAAAACACAGATAATCCGAGCACAGAACAACTGGAAGCACTCAAGGCGTGGGCTGCTCTTTACGGTCGAAACTGGAAATCCACTCTCCGCGATGCATGGATGACGGGCGACTACGGTTCTTTCGAGCAATCGAACTATCTTCAGCAGGTTCGCAACACTTTCGGCCCTTCGTGGCTGGTGCGCTTTGTCTTGCCCGCCGAGCCAATGGCTAAAGACGAGTTCGATAACATTTGGCGTACCCGCGCTCTGGACGCGAAGTAAATGATCCGCACAGCCAGGTCGCGTCCGTACTCGCAACTAGTGGTTACCAAAGATATTACGATTTCACTTGACACATTACACAATCAATTGTATTCTCGTATCAGTTCGATGCAGTCAAATTCAAACAGAGGGACAGACGCCATGACAAGCCAGAGCATGAAACGCATTCACAGAGTGATAGTTAACCGGATTGAAGATCAACAGCCCGACGCCTCATATCTAGAGCAGGAGGGCTTGGGTTTTGAAGATCGTTTGCAGCAGTATCGTGATGGGCAATTTAGTTTTGTTGGAGTTCAGGCGGAAGCAGAGGTTCTGATTCCGGCCACTGAGCACGAACACTCAACAAAAGGCCACGCAATTGTGCAGCGCATTACATCCGGCGGGCTCTGGGGAATTGAATCAGATTCGGACGCCCCCTACTTCGTTGAGATAGAGAAGGAACAGCTAGACGAGTTAGCGCAGCAACTGTACGGGCTTGGATTCAGTAAGCGGGCTGTTAGCGCAGCATTTAAGAACGTGGTTCGTTAGACACCAAACTTCAACAGGAGGACAGGACAATGGCAACACTAAAAGCAGACCGCAAGATGCCGAACACCGGCGGATGGCAAGACCGTCACGATTCCGCCATTATGAATGCCGCGCTAGTCA